CTAAACTTCAAATTATGTTGTGTGATGCAGATGATCATAAGAATCACCCAAATTGTTGCCCTTTGATGCCTGAAGCAATTAAGGCATGTATTTATGCTAAAGCAAAAGATAATAAACCTGCTGAGGACGTGGAAGAATTTGACGGTGATGATCCTTATGATGATTTGCGCTATGCAGTTGATTCTGCTGAATCGTATTTTGAAGAGGCTGAAGAAGAGTTTAAGAAATTCCAGAAAAGGGAGGAAATCAGTCAGCAATTAAATAGTAGTGGTGATTACACTGGATTTTATCGGAATATGTTGAAATTAGATAGTGATGATGAAGTGAAGCCAGTTAAAAGGTATAGTCGAAGGCACTGAGTAGGAGACATTAAATGATTAAGGAATTAATGTATAAATGGTTTGGATTATCTGAAACATGCAGGACGTGTGAAGTTCTTGAACGTGAACTTGAACGTGTTCAGAGGGAAAAAGAATTATTATTAAATCAATTACTTAGTCCAAAAGCAGTAAGTATTCCTATATCAGTAGAACCAGAGGAATTAAAACCAGTTCCCAGTGGCGGGCGTAGGTTCATGCCAGCAATTATTAGGCAGCAAATGATTGATGCAAGTGATAAACAAACACTTCAATTGATGCAGAAACACAAGAAGGATTTAAAGGAATTAAATGAACAAAAAACTAAGGTTGAAGAATTAGAAAAGGAAGTATTAGGAACGGAGCAAGAAGATGCCAGCCAAATCGGCTAAACAGTTTAAGATGATGGCTGCGATTGCACATGGCGCGAAAAGTAAGAATCCAGCAGGACCATCACCTGAAGTTGCGAAGGAATTTGTAAGTAAAACATCTAAAAGTAAGAGATCCCTCTTTATGAAAAAGAAGGGAAAAAAGTGAAATTACCATCTGAAGAAATACAGCGTTTACTTAAGCAGGTAATTGATCATTTCCAAGATGAGGATCAATCTGTTCGTCAACGTCAGATTAGAACTTGGCGTAGGCTTAAAATACTTTGGGAAGGATTTAGAAATGTTTATTATGATGAGGTAGCACATGATTGGCGTGTTCCTGAAGTTGTAAGAGAAGGTGATGATCAGGCATATTATGATAAGCCAATCAACGTATTTAGGGCATATCTTGAATCTATTATAGCTGCATTAGCAGTTGTAGTTCCTCCTGTAAGGTGTTTTCCTGAAGATGCAGATGATCCTTTAGATTTATTAACTGCACGTGCGGGGGATCAAATTGCTAAGAAAGTTTACAAACATAATGAAGTATCTCTCTTATGGCTTCATTCTCTATTTGTTTATTGCACTGAAGGAATGGTAGCTTGTTATAATTATCCTGAAAGTAAAGAAGAATATGGTCAGGTTGAAGAGAATTTTTATGAGGAAGTTCCTGAAGAACATGAAATAATAACTTGTCCTAATTGTGGATATGAATTTGAGGATAATATTGTTGAAGCAGGTGCGCCAGCAGGTATAATAGAAGGTGAAGAAATATGTCCTCAATGCGGGGAAATCATTGCTCCACAAGTAGAAAGAAATACACTTTATATTAGTCAATTAATTCGTAAGGAATTTAAGAATAAAACACGTCAATGTCTTGAGGCATATGGTGGATTATATGTAAGGATTCCAGTTTATGCAAGAAAACAATCAGATTGTCCATATATAAATTATGATTATGAAACTCATTATGTAAATGTAGTAGATAAGTATGAGCATCTTCGTGAGAAATTTAATGGTAATCCCCAAGGTGTATATGATCCATATGAGGCATGGGGTAGATTATCTCCACAATATTTAGGAGAATATCCAGTCAATAATATTACATGTAGAAATTGGTGGTTGCGTGCTAAATGCTTCAATGTATTACAGGAAGAGGAATGTGATATATTGATGAAGAAATATCCCAATGGAGTAAAAGTAATTCTTGCAAATGATGAAGTAGCTGCTATTGAAGTTGAGGATTTAGATAAGAGGTGGACTCTTACTTATAATCCAATGTCGGATTATTTACAGCATGATCCTATTGGACTTTTACTCGTAAGTGTTCAGGAAATTACGAATGATTTAGTCAGTTTGACAATTCAAACTATTGAACATGGAATAGGTCAAACATTTGTTGATCCTAAAGTATTGAACTTGAATGCTTATAAACAGATGGAAACTATTCCTGGTGGTTTGTATCCAACCAAATCCACGAATAGACCATTAAGTGAGGGATTTTTTGAAGTAAAGACAGCTACATTATCACAGGAAGTGTTACCCTTTGGACAAGAAGTTCAACAAATGGGTCAATTAGTTTCTGGCGCGCTACCATCATTATTTGGTGGGGCAATGCAGGAGCAGAAAACTGCTTCTGGTTATGCAATGTCACGCGCGCAGGCATTACAGAGACTACAGAATACATGGAAGATGTTCACGATATGGTGGACTAAAATATTCGAGAAGGTTATTCCGCTATACATTGAATCTATTCAGGAAGATGAGAGGGATGTTCAGCTTAGTCCTTCAGGTGGATTTATTAACATACTTATTCGTAAAGCTGATTTAGAAGGTAAGATTGGAAAAATAGAGCTAGAAGCCAATGAAAATCTCCCCCTTACATGGTCCCAAAGGAAAGATACTGTATTTCAGTTACTCCAGACGAATAATGAACAAATTCTTTCTTATCTTGGCGCGCCTGAAAATCTTACCATTTTGAGAGAAGCATTAGGATTAGATGATTTCTATATTCCAGGTGAAGATGATAGGAATAAGCAATTTGAAGAAATTAAACTTCTATTGAATAGTGAACCAATATTAATGCCTCCATCTATTGATCCTATGATGGGCCAAATGAATCCTGAAATGATGCAAGATCCTATGGCACAACAAGCAATGATGCCCCAGGAAATTCCATCAGTAGATGTAGATCCTGATATTGATAATCATCAAATAGAATTTGAAATTTGTCGTTCTTGGTTAGTAAGTGATGCAGGAAGATTAGCTAAAAAGGAAAATCCAGAAGGTTATACAAATGTCCTACTACATGCTAAGCAACATTTAATGTTTGTGCAACAAGCAATGATGGCAGAACAACAGGCTATGCAATCAGAAAATGGTGCGTCTGATGGTAAAAAGCCCAAAGAATCAGATAAAGAAGCACCCATAATGGAGAATGAAGATGCCTCAACTACCTAGTGCTAGTGAAGTATCGGGAACAACCAAGGAAGTTGGTAAAAATGAAATTTTCGATCTTATCAGTGATGATAAAGAAGAAGATAAAATTGAATTACAGGATGATAAAAAGCCTGAAAAGGAGATTAAAGAACCTTCTGATGATAAGGACGAAGTAAAGGAAGAAAAGGATGAATCAGAAGAAGATGAAGAGGAAGATGAATTAAAAGAATTAGAAGAAGAATTAGAAGAACCAGATGAGGATGAATTAGAACTTATTACACCCGTTCGTAGACGAGATATTATAGCTAAGTATCCTATTTATAAACAGATTGTTAAGGATTTTCCCTATTTAGAGAAGGCTTATTACCGTGAGCAGAAATTCACTGAACTCTATCCAACGATTCAAGATGCTACAGACGCGAAGGAAAAATCAGAAACACTTGATAAATTTGAATCGCAGCTTTTATCGGGTGATTTAGAACAGATTATTAAAGCAGTTAAGGATGAAAATAAAGATTCTTTTAATAAATTAGCTGATAATTATCTTCTTGCAATGAGTAAAGTAGATGAATCAGCATATCATCATGTAATTGGAAATGTAATTAAATCGACAATTTATAATATGGTAAAAGAAGCTAATGCAATGGGAGAAAAGGATGGTGCGGTTCTAAAGAATAGTGCTGCAATACTAAATCAGTTCATATTTGGAACATCAACATTTACTCCTGCTAAGCAATTATCTGCGGACGCGCCAGAAAAGGATAATAAAGAGAGAGAATTAGAAGAAAGAGAAAAGAAATTCACTGAGAAAAAATTCACTGATGTAAGAACTCATTTGGAAAGTAAGATTGATAATATTCTAAAGGCTACTATTTCAGCAAATATTGATAAAAAAGATGTAATGACCCCTTATAATAAAAGGAATGCTGAAAGAGATGCATTAGAATCTGTTTATAATTTACTCGATAGAGATACAAGATTTAAATCTTTACGTGATAAGCTATGGCAAGCTGCTCATAAAGATGATTTTAGTGACGATTCTGTTCGTCGTATAGAAACAGCTATTCGTTCTCGTGCTAAAACACTGTTGCCTTCAGTCATTCAAAAGGCTAGAAATGAAGCTCTCAGAGGTATGGGCAAGAGAGTAATTGATAAAGAAAATAATGAGGAAGAATCAGAGCGAGAAGCTCCAGAAAGAACCAGGACCACCACATCCTCTTCAAATCGTGGACTTGATAAAACTGTTAAAAAGGGAGATATTCCTACAGGCATGAGTAATAAAGATTTTATCATGTCAGATTGAGGATGTGTAAATATGGCCGCTGTAAATGAACAGCAAGTAGTTGCTCTTGAATTAGAGAGAGTGCTACCTAAAGTTCGTAAAGTTTTTGAACGTGATGATAAATTCTATGCAACGATTAAAAAGCGTGACGTAGAAGTTGTATCTTACCGTCAGATGCGTATTCCTTTGGCTTTAAGGCCAGGTGGAGTATTTCAGTATTTTAATCCTGATGGTGGAGATTTAGGACGTGGTGGTGGGCCTACTTGGGATAAAGCAACTGTGCAACCTGTATTCATGTCGGAAAATATTGAATACACAAAGTTGGTTCAGTGGGCTACCAATAGTGATAGAAAATCTATTGAGAATGCAACACGTAAAATGGTTGCAGAAGCATTAGATGAAATGCGTCGTCAGCTTGATGCTCAACTTCAACAGCCCGGAACTGGAACTATTGGTGTAGTTACTTCAGATACACCGGCTGGTGGAGAAAATGTAATTACCTTAACTACTGATGGTTTTGGTGCACGCTTGATGAGATTTGGACAGCCAGTTCAAATTTTTGATACGACACTTGCAACCTTACGTGGTTCAGGAACCATTACATTTTGGGATGTGGAAAATAAAATCATTAAGATTTTTCCACAGATTGCTGGTGTAACTGGAACGGATAAGATTGTTACGTTTGGTTTAACCGCGCCTGCTGCTTTACCTGCATTGTTTGGTGTTCCATACCATCACTCTAATGCATCTACTGGAACATGGCTTGGTTTTAACCGCGCAACAACTCCTGAAATCAGGAGCAACAGAGTAAATGGTGGTTCTGCTGCATTGTCACTTCCATTGCCACGCTTAGCAATTAACAAGATGGGTAATAGGGTTGGAATTGATAATACATTCCGTCCTAATGCATGGACCCATCCTGCGCAGGCGCAGGCTTATGAAGAAATTGGACAGTTAGTTTCAATTATTCAGAAGCAGGCAAAGGAAGAATCTCTTAACATGTATTTCAACGATAACATGCAACTCGCTGGAGCACCTTTGAAACAGCATTTC